ATGACGTACGTGCTGTTCATGATTCTCTGAAGGCCCGTAGTTGTGCCATGAAATGGCAAAAGACCTTTTTCAAGGGTGATGTAGAAGCCAACCCGAAAGAGTTTGATGGGTTGCAGGCACGGATTAGTTTAACAGGCAACCAGCTTGTTAATGCTGGATCGAGTGATGGTGGGGATGCCATGTCGCTGGCAAAACTTGATGAGTGCATGGATCAGGTTGATGGTGATCCTGATGTTCTTTACATGAATAAAACCCTGCGTAGGTTACTATCTGCAGCTGCAAGATTAAGTACTGTTGCTGGTAATGTAAACTACACGATAGATCAGTTTGGTAAACGCGTAACTACCTATAATGACGTGCCTATTCGAGTTATTGAAAACGATGAGGCGGGTGATGCTATCCTTGGTTTTACTGAGGTTGGTTCTGGTGGAGCTACTGCAACAGCAACTTCAGTATATGCTGTTAAATTCTCACCAATACATTGTTTTGGTTTGCAGTGTGGTGATATTGACGTTATTGATATGGGACTCTATTCTGGTGGGGTGGTTTACAGAACCCTTATTGAATGGATTTCAGGTTTTACCCTGGCCCATAACCAGTCTGTTTGTAGGCTGCGTGGCGTTTCCAACTCAGCTATAGTTGTGTAATAACAAGGTATTCCAGATAAGCAATTATTTGGAATACCATTAACAATATAATAATATGAGGTGAACAAATGACTGAATATTTAAAAAGTGCCAGAGGGCGTCTTATGGATGACCTCTTGGAATTAAAGGCCAAAGGTACTGTTGCCAGTAATCTAATAGGTGAATCTCCTATTGGGACTGAGAAGTATTTTGATACTGGCGGAGGTCGTACTCGTGGTGATGTGGTATATAATGTGTATGCTGTAGGGGCAACTCTTCCAACAAGTACCCTGTTTGCATTAAGGTTACAGGGAAGTAAAAACAGCTCATTTACCACAGGTGTTGATCTTGTAATTACTGAACTTGGTAAAGCCAATATGCTTACTGGCGCATCAAGTTTGGCTACTAATGATGTTTTTGGTACTGGTAGGTACATTGTACCTTTTACCAACGATTTTGATGGTACCGTGTACAGGTATTTACGTCATTATATATCTGTTCAATCTGCATCTGCTAATCGTAACTTACAGTATGATTGTAACTTATCTGATTTAGCATAAACAATAACTGTGGTGGATGTCATTCTGGGGAGAGGGGCATCCATCACATCATAAAAAAGGATCAGTGATGGCTTGGACAATAAAAATACATTTTGATGAAGATCAGGCTGATGTTGGTAGTATAAATGCCATATGGACAGATGCTGAATTGACAGGTGATGAAGTATTAGATGCTGCATTGAAACAGTTTATCCATCATAGACGGATAAAAACATCATCTGAAGGAATTGATGATTTCATCAATGAAGCCATTGAAGCAAAAAATAAATGGTTATCCAAACAATCTGATGGTGCTACCACAGCAACTATAATAGAAACTGCAATTAATGCAAAAGATTCAAAAGTAGAGGTTATATAATGGCAACGACTAAAGCAGTTACAGTACTTGATGATGATGTTACATTGACTGCTGCTGGTGGCGATCATACTTCAGGTGTTTGGACTCTTGATGATGGTTTTGGTGGACAGTTACACATCGAAATTACTAATGGTGGTACAGGTCCAACTGTTGCAGCCACAGCACAGGTATGGGTGAGTCCTGATAACTCAACTTATTATAAACTGGGTGGGCTTTTAGGATCTACTCTTGGTGCGAGTATTGTTACCACATGGTCAATCCAAATTCCTATTGGTGTTGAGTTTGCAAAAGTTATCTCTGGTTCTAATACAGGACAGAATGTTGTTATTAGAGTTGAAGGTAGTGAAGTCACAGCATTAGCATAAAGGTATAAAATGTCTGGTATTGTAAAACCCGGTATAGGTGCACAGTTAAATTTAGGCCATCCTATGAGTTATGGTCTTGTAGGTTGTTGGTTATTAAATGAGGGATCTGGTATTTATACAAAAGATTATTCAGTTAATAACAACAACGGGGTATTAGCAAATTACAATGATCCTCCTGTTGCTACCAGTGGATGGAATGAAGGAGAGCATGGTGGTGCTTTAGTATATGATACAGTTGGAGACCATATAAACTGTGGTTCTGCGCCTGAATTGAATTTTGGGAATGGAACTAAAGATTTTCCTTTCTCAATCGTATGGCATGGAACCGTGACAGATAGCAGTAACATTAGACTGTTAGTGGGTAAAGAGTTAATGTCTAATCATCGCCAGTATTCATTTCATATACTGGATAGTGATGTACTTAGATTAACAATACTCGATCAAAGTACAACACATCAAGCATATAGACATTACACTTTTACACGGTTTGGGGAACAGATGTTTTTAACTATGACATACAATGCGACAGGTGGTAGTACTGCTGCTAATGGTATTGTATTCTATGAAAATGGGGTTTTAAAAACTTCAACAGCTGTAAATGATGCAGCTTATACTGCAATGGAATCATTCACCGATTCACCTCTTGAAATAGGTTCACGAGGTGGTATTTTCCCATCCACAGGAAGGGTATCGTCAGTGATGATTTATAATCGTGTGCTGTCCCCATTAGAAGTTAAATTTTTAAGTGCTTTCCCTTATTGTATGTTTGATGATTTCAACGTTAATTACATTGTAGCTGCTGCTGAAGATGGAATATTAGCAGCATATTACTATAGAATGTTACTCGCAGGAGCGACCAATGATTAAGAATACAGCAAGTCAAAAATGGATCGTGTTTGCATTTGATGCTACAGATAACTTACCAAAAACAGGTGATGCTATTAATATCACAGGTAATTTGAGGTTAGATGGAGCTGGAGCAAATGCTATTGATGATTATAATCCAACTGAACTTGAGAGTGGATACTACATATTTGATATAACCCAAGCTGAATCCAATGCTGATCTAATAGTAATGTGTTCAACAAGTTCCACGACTGATATTGAGGTTATTGGTGTTCCTGGAGCTGTTTGGACTGAACCAATAGGACGCAAGTATGCAGCAACATTAGCTTCTACTGATGTCACAGGTAATATAAATGCCAATATAAAAGCAACAGAAGATATTGCTTTTAGCCCAACACAAAGTAGCTCTCTTGCTACTGGATATTTTAGTGATGGCCAGAAAGCATCTGTTGCTACAGCGGTGTGGGATTCTCTCAAAGCAAGCCATACAGATGCTGATAGTTATGGTGCATATCTTGACCAAAAGGTATCTGAGGTTGCTGGCAGCTCATTGACAACCACATCACTCAGGGAGGTTATTGGTTTAGCTGAGAGTAACCTTGATGACCAACTTGGTTCTCTTGCTACTATTAGTGAGTTTGAAGCAAGGACAATCCCAACAGCTGATTATTTTGATCCGGCTGTTGATGCAGTAGCAGAGGTTGTCCATGTGGGTACAGTAGCCACAACTTCTGATATGAGAGGAACAGATGATGCCGCCACCGCTGTGGTGTGTACGGAAGCAAGGTTGGCTGAGTTGGATGCTGCTAATATACCAACTGATCTGAATACCATCAAAACAGATACCGATGAACTCCAAACTGACTGGAAAAATACTGGTCGTCTTGATACCATACTTGATGCTGTTAAAGCCAAAACAGATACGATTGGTGGCGCAGGTACAGTTACATGGGTTTATACATTAACTGATGATGACACTTCTGACCCAATAGAGAACGCTGATGTTTGGGTATCAACAGACATAGGTGGAACCAACGTAATTGCGGTTGGTACAACTGATGCAGCTGGTGAAGTTACATTTTATTTAGATCCAGGCACCCGTTATATTTGGCGTAGTGCTTCTGGTTATACTTTTGTTAATCCTGATACGGAGGTAATAGCATAATGGCCGGTACAGGGACAGGAACAGCGGTTGGGGCAATTAGTTTAGACAGTACATTGGCAGGTGCTTCTTCTAATTCCTACGTGAGTGTGGCGGATTCTGCTACAGTACTCGCAAAGAACTCCCATATCACAGATATATGGAGCGCATTGGGGTTGGCTGCACGTGAGGCTGCATTGATGTATGCCACAGAACAGCTCGATCAGTACATTGAATGGGCAGGTGTCATATACACGTCCACACAGGCCCTCAGACACCCCAGGACAGGACTTTATGATGCAGAGGGTGTGGTGATACCTACCACGAGCATACCACTGTGGTTGCGTACAGCTACGGCCTTCTTTGGCTACAGCCTGTCTCAAAAAGATAGAACTGTTGAGAGGAATAGTATGGGATTTAAAAGTGTTAATGTTGGTGACATCTATCTAACACCTGATAAATACGATAGATACCAAACTATACCCCAACACATTCTTGATATGATTGCTCCTTATGGATGGATGAAACTCAAAAACAGAGTCCAGTTAGTGAGGTACTAATCAATGGGACTTAAAGAAGAAGTTCAAAAATGTGTATCTGGTGGCTTTAAAGCTCTTGGAAATATCTCCTATGTGGATATAGCATATCATAAGGTAGGTGATTTCCATTATAATGCAACAACAGGGTCAAACGTAGAATTTAATTTTCTTGATATTACACTTGGCCCTACTGTCAAAACAGAACCTCATTCGGAAGATATAGGCGACAATCCTATAAACACGACTGATGTGAAGTTGATTGTGCCTAATGACAGCATCTCCGTAGTGCCTTTGGTGGATGATTATGTAACTATAGATGGTGACAAGCACAATATTAAATGGATCAAGGGTGATGGAGTAGAAGCTGCATACAGAATCTTCGTGAGGGAAGCATAATGTACTACAAAATAATTCCGATGATGTTCTTATTTGTTCTTTATTTTTGTCAGCCAATATATGGCTACGATGGTGCTCCTACTGTAACAACTATTTCCGAATTGCAAATGGATATTGTTCTATTACAACAAGAAGTTGAAGCTGTTGGTGATACAAGTAAAGAGATCCTTGCAACCCTAAGAGGCAGGGGTGGTGACACAGGATTGGTAACCAAGGTGGCTGTCAACGACAACAAGATTGGTGGGTTGCAAGGGTGGATGCTTATCATCTCGGTTATGCTTTTGGGTTTGTTTGGATATGGAATTAAAAGCCGAATAGGTAAGAAATAACCTTATATATTACAGCAATAGCAGCTAATCCAACAACTATCAACAATATTCTTTCAATATTCCAATTCATATTTTCCCTCCTTTTTGAGTGTCGTGCTTGCCAGCGGGTTAGCTAATCGGTTGACGCTGGTAAGAGTGGCACTAACAGACTGCTGATTTTTGGTCGTGCAGACAGGAGTAAAAATCAGTATCAGAAAAGCGGTATGGAACCCGAATCTATATCGCTTTTCGTTTTGTATTTCTCCCATATCTTCTATTATAGCACACTTTTCTATTTAAATCTCATTTATTTTTATTTTTCTTTACCAACCATATCAATAGGTTATGGCATAATGAGGTGTTTTAGCACCTCTCTGGTAAAAATAATGCTTGACAAATCCGATTTCATATGGTATGCTCTTGGCACTGTACCATATCAAAGGGGGAAACAAGCATGGAAAAGAACAAAAAAGAAGTGGTCGTGATGGAGAAATTAGAGAAACGCTGGCTCACATTGGATGAATGTGCATCCTATGTTTGCTACTCACCTCGTTCACTATATAACATGATTCATTCAAAGTCAAAGAATATTCTTCCATTTCCCATTAAGCATAGAAAAATAGCTGGGAAAATACTATTTGATAAGTTGGAAATAGATAGTTTTTTGGAATCGCAATAACAATTTGGGTGCCTAAGCCACACCCTCCTGAGTCCAGCTACCAGGAAAGGTAGCAAGGTTATCCTCCATTAACCGGACTCAGGTAAATTTTTATACTAAGGAGAATAAGATGACTGATAAAACTTATGGAGATTTAATGAAAAAGCTAAAGCGGATAGAAAAGAATCTTGGTTTTATTGATAGAACTAAGGTAGAGCAACAGAGTGTTGCCACACCAAAGCCGAAGGAGGTAGGACAGAGTGTTCTAACACGTTCTTAAACCACTAACCTTTTAATGGAGGATACAACAATGGCTAATACAGAAAGACAAATCACAGTAATTCTACAACATTTCGTAAGGGAAACAAGCGAGAGTGAAGAAGAAACCCACCATTTTGAGATTGATTTTGACGATGCGTTAATGCTCTGCATCCAAGAGCATATCGGTGAATATATCAATCGCTTCCACAACCTACCACCCCTAACATCTGATTTTGAACTTAATAGAGTAGAACCTATTGATAGGTCAGGCAGAGCTATTTCAACAAGACTTATCTTTGATGTTATCTCAAGAGGTGTATAACATGACAGATGAAGCAAGTTTTGAAGAGATTGAAACAGAGATCGAAGGTATGCTGGTTAAGAAATTACACACAGTTGAACAATGGGCATTAGCAGTGTACGATACAGAATACGAAGGTGATCTGACGAAAGAGGAATTTGTTGATGAAGTTAGATCGGAAGCACTCAATAATGTTGGCCAGATGTTCAGGGAATATACATCTACACCATTAGATCCATGTGGTGTTGAACATAAAAGAAATTAAATGGAGGTAGGTAAGATGGAATATGATCCAGTATCAGGCGAAATGAAAGATCATCCAAGCAGTTTCTCAATAAGAACCAAACCAAAAGTTGTACAGAATGATAAGTATATCACAATACTGAACAATAGAGGGAATTTTAATTTTGAGAAAGCTGGATGTACAACACCAGAAGCTATTCTGCATGGAGTAATGTATTTGTGTCGATTTGGATGGTCTGATACCCAGCAGGTATATGAATTTGTAGAGATGGCAACACAGAATGCCAGCATAGATATTGAACCTAAACCAATAACAGAAGATGGAGGTTAAAATGGCTAATGAATTAGTTGGTAAATATTTTCATTCATTCACAGAAGATAGGAAAATACGTTGGCAAGGGCAGATAATAGCAGAACCAAAACAATACTATTATATAGTACAACTTTTTAGTTGGATAGATGGAAGAGAAACCAACCAAGAGATTGTTGAATTTAAAGATATAGTAGATTGGAAATTTTATGACTCTGCCCCTATTATGTGTAGTGCGTACAAAGACTAACTGCATTTGCTGAGGTGCCAGGTATGACTGGTTAAGGGTCGCTCATACCGACCCAACCTCAGTGATTTCAACCCTGTATGAGAGGAAAAGACAATGAATGATTTAAGAGAACAAATCAAAGCACGTTCAACAGACACCTACCATAGATACCTAACCTTAGACAAGAACAGCAAAGCAGTATGTCCCTTCCATCCAGACACAGATGCGAGCTTATCCGTGGATCTATCACAAGATCGTTGGAAGTGTTTCGGATGCGGGGCAAAAGGTGACAGCTTCACTCTATATGCAAAAAAACATGAATTGGATGTTAAGACACAGTTTCCAGAAATCTTAAAACAGATGGCAGAAGACCTTAATATTGATACACCTGATGAAAAGAGTTGGGGTGATGAAGTTAATCACTTTGATTACCTTGACGAAGATGGACAAGTTGAGTACAGGGTGGTGAAGTATGCTAATGGGAAATGTATTCCAAATAGACCTGATGGCAATGGTGGTTGGATAGCAGGTATTAAAGGGTATGTTGATCCAATCCTCTACAATCTCAACCAACTGACAGCTAAAGACAACAAGGACAAAGCTATACATATTACTGAAGGTGAAAAGGACGCTGATACGCTAATTGCGTTGGGATTATTATCAACTACTAACGCTTTAGGCGCACTATCTTGGAAGTCAGAGTACAATGAGTATTTCCAAGACAGAGATGTTGTGCTGTTTGAGGATAATGATGATGCTGGCAGGGAAAGAGTTGGGATGATAGCCAACGACCTTGCTAACATTGCCAACTCTATTAAAGTAATCACCTTCACAGATATGCCAGCTAAGTCAGATGTTACTGATTGGCTGGATTCTTTAACCAGTGCATCTAAATTAAGGAAGCAGATGAGACTTGGTGCTATAATAAAGACAGCACCTGAATGGCAACCAAGTGCAGAATTAAACACAACCCCATCTAAAGTTAAACTAACAGCTATATCACTTAATGAACTACTCAACACAGATTATCCAGCTATACAAGAAGTAATTGGTGATGGTCTTTTGCAAG